GTTGTAGTAGACCGCGAGCCGGTGTGCGTACCGATCGAGCAGGCCATCCAGCTTGTCATGGTGCATGGGGTCAACCTTGGCCTTCTGCTTCTCAGCCAGGGCAGCGGCCTTGTCCACCTCGGCACGGTAGGCAGCCGTCGCGCTGCCGGGTTTGTAGTCGCGGAACGAGTTGGCGTCGTTCGCACGCTTTGCGGTGTCCTCATTGATGGGATAGTACGTCATGATCTCCACCTCCTCAGCTCTGGCCCTTGCCGACGTAGACGAGCGGCTTGCCACGCTGGGCGATCTCGCCGCGGAAGCAGTCGCCGCAGTACCTCCAGACGTTCTCAGCCACCTTCGTGAAGGTTTCGTAGGTTGCCCGCCAGCGGTGGTTGTCCGGGTCGAAGCGGTCGCTGATCGGCTCGCCCATCTGGGAGCAGTGGGCGGTCATGGATGCGGGCGGCAGGCAGTTGATCGCGTCGTCCACGACCTCCTCCGTCACATAGTCGCCGATCTTCGCCAGTTCATAGCTGAACGACTCCCGGTCGTAAACCTTCTTGCCATCAAACATCTTTGCCATGTTGAGTCCTCCTCTCATTCATCAGCTCCGAGATCGTGGAGCTTCCAGCCTGTGAACACCAGGGCGGCAGCCGCCAGAACGACGTTGCCTGCGCCGGTTGTATGGATGCTCGCACTCTGGGCAATCATAATATCCAGGTACAGCAGCACTGCCGCGAGAAATGCCTGCATCAGCAGATGGGGCCATACGGCCCGCTTCTTGGCCTTCCGCTTCGGGCGGGGTGCCGCTTCCTGCTTGACGCTCAGGGTGAAACTTGTGCTCTCCATCGTGTTACCTCCTCATGCCCGGCTCTTCTGCCGGGTGTCCACATCCAGGCCCAGCCGCTCGTTGAAGTACCGCTTGCTGACGCGGCCTTCAAACGTCAGCTTGCCTTGTGCCTCCAGCTCCTTGTTCATCTGCTTGATGATCTTGTAGCTCTTGCTCTGGGAAAAGCCCGTGATCCTCATGATGTCGTCCGAGAAATAGAACAGGTCGCGGGCGGTGTTGATCTTCGCCTTCGCTGCCACAATTACTCCTCCTTCCGGTAGTTCTGCATGAACTCCCGAACCACGGGAATGAGCTGGTGCCCAGCACAGCGGCCCGTGGTGGTTTCCACCAGCGTGGTGTACTTGACGCCTGCGCGCTCGGCCAGCTCCTTCACGGTCATGCCGGTCTGCGCGGTAAAGACGCGCACCTCGATGCCGAAGTCGGTCTTCGGTTTTGTGCGATTCGCAGTTTTCATTGTTTTTCTGCCTCCTTCGTACCTTAAAAATAAGGCTTATTTCTTGTGTTTTGCTTCCCGGTGCGCTATACTGATACCGGGTGTTTACCGGCACGACGCCAGCTGAGCGCGTTCCGGCCTGCCCTCCAGCCTGGAGTTCGGGTCGAACTTGAGGCCGTCCCGGTAGCCCTTCTGTCTAGCTCCCAGGGTGTCCATGTCAACCTCGTTCCTGCCGATCGCCCTTGGCTTGCCCAGGCCGTCCGCCTCCTCGACGACGGCCTGTGGTGTCACCATGACGAGGCCCCATTCTTGGTGCTCCTCCTTCTGAGCCTCAAACGCATCCCGCAGGCCCTCGCAAAAGCCCCAGCCGTAGGCATTCACCGCCTTGCGGTAGGTTCCGCGATCGTCCCAGGGGTTCCTCTCGATCTCGCGCTTACAGGTTGAAACGATGCAGTTGTAGGCATAGAGGAAAATCTTCTTGCAGATCTCGAAGTCGTCCTCCAGACCGATGAAGCCGACGGTTGCCGTCTTATAGCCCTTGCGCTTCCGGCTGATTGCGCGGCAGCAATAGTTATCGGCGATCACCGCCGAGAGGGAGGCTGCCCAGGGGTTCGTCATGGCTGTGCACTGGATGTCGGTGAAGTCCTTGACGAGCTTCTGGTTCTTCTGTTCCTTGCACTCCTCCGGGGTGAGCTTGTTCTTTGCCATCAGCTCGCGGGCCTTCAGGAGCGCAGCCTTGGCCTCCGCCTCGTTGGGGCTCTCTGCCAGGGCCAGCAGCTTTGCAATCTTGTCTTTGATGTCTGCCATGATCTTTACCTCCATTCGGGAACGTAGTCGCCGTAGCCGCGGGTGATGTAAGCATCCAGAACCGCGACGGCCTCCGGGTTGAGGATGAACTTGGAACGATCGGTCAGGAGCTCCTTCAACCGGGAGATCGTGGCCTCCGGGTAGGTTTCGTGTACCAGCACCAGAAAATCGTTGGTCGCAGTCGTGGAACCGGCGATCGGGCGGCTCCCGCGCTTTGACTTTGGCGCGAAGAACACGACATCCTTGTGACCCTTCGGGTACTTAGGCATTGCGCTCCACCTCCTCCGCAGCCGGAATCTTGCACCGCTCCAGATCGAGCGGGGTCATGCAGTACGGGTCAACGCGCTTTCCTGTCCGCAGGACGACCGGGTCGTAGACCAGGCGGCGTTCGCTGTCCACCATGCAAACCAGAATGTCTTGATCAGGCTTCACGATCGGAGCGTTGGTGTACTCCAGCATCCGCTCGTAATCGCTGTAACTGAGGTTCGCTTTCAGAGCGACGCCTCCAGCGTCGAACGTCAGGACGTTCTCGTCCTTGAATGTACGGAGATAGCCGCGGACGAAATACGGCTCACCGGTCG